CATCTGGTATCTTGATTGAGTCCGTCTTAATATGAGCCACGGTGAATCCCCGTTTCTGCACCTCATGCTTAAGATCTACCATAAATAACGCGCCACGTTTAGCTACAATATTGTCAATATTGCGCGGATCCTTGAATGGGTTGACAAATGATGCCGATGTGAGCCCGTAGACGCTGTTTATAGCCGTTTTAAGCGCATTTGCGAGGTCTTTTGACTTCATCTCACCATTTCTAACCTTTTGGACGTAAGGCACTAATTTGCCGCCTAGAATATCATTCAAGACCTCCCAAGATTCGTGCTTAATTGACACTCGTCCTTCGACAATATCATAGAAAGCCTCTGTGAAACGTCCAAATAAATACTCGGCTATTACCGAATGCGGATGCATCGATGAAATATCAAGCAACGCAACATTGCCATACATCCCTGGCTCTGCATACACGTATCCGCCCTCACCAACTTCTTCTCCTCGATATGTGGATTTGCCATACTCCTTAACATAACCAGGAAAATATGGAAGAATGCTTTCACCACCATCATATGCTATGAACGGTTGTGCCATCATCTCAGGGCATGCATCATTTAGGAATTCCATCATTGCGTCAGGAATATCAGTTACAGGAAGGGCTAAGTTTCGATACATGAACTGAGATTGCGGATTACGTTCCAATCCAAATATGATTCGTTGAGTTAGTGTGTTGGTTGTGTCATTTACAGTCATTCCAGCTAAGTCTGCCAGAATCTGACGAGCTGTCCAGTCAGCCTTCAAATATTCGAATGCAGCTTCTGTAGCGATTACATCATTTTCGCAATAATCACCAACTATTTTCCACATTCCTTCCGGTGCAGGCTTATCGAACGGTATACCAAGTTCCTCATGATGGATGCCCATCTCGATTTCCAGTTTCTTCAGACTCTTCTTATTGTCAGAAGATGCAAAGTCATAAATATCAGTATATGACAGATTGTATGCTTCCCTGAACAATACATTTTTGTCATTGTTAATTATCCGCATTGATAATTTAAACAACTGTTCATTCGTATAACCCATCAAGATGCCATATAGAATATGATTGTCATACCTACGACAGTTAAAGCCTATAAGACGATACTTGAGTAAATGCTCAATATCATTAGGGGTCGGGTTGAATAATCTGATAACCTTATTTTTCTCCCCGGGAAATTTGTAGCATACTAAACACAAATTAGGAAATATCTCTATGTCGTAGAATGCTATCTTCTTCTTTTCACTGTCAATTGGCTCAGATGGATCGTCAGATTTGAACTTCATTTCATCGACAAGCTTCAAACAAACATCAGACTTGTGTGTACTCTTAGCAGCAAACATGATTATGGAACCCTTCATATCAGTAACGTCATACTTGAGACCGCTCTCATACGCTTCGTCTAATATCTTAACGATGAAGTCAATACTGGGCTTCGTGTTCTCGTGAATCTCACGGTTAAGAGCCCTTAACAACAAGTTACGTAAGCTTTTTTCACTTTTGATTGTGTCCTTACTTACCACCTTTTTTTCTTCTCCTTTCAATGGTAATCCGGAACTCAATGTAGCAATAGGCATATTATTGCATTTTGTCAATTTTCTTCTAAGTGATGAATTGCCAGTAAATACTTTAATCTCGATATGATCGTCATAAACTCTCTGAAGTCTTGTCACATCTCCAGTGTAAATATAATGAAGATGTATGCCGGCACCAGATTTACTAAGCTCCGCATAAGTTGGAGGCCATTTGTTTGCTTCTTTTAGATTCCTTTCGTATGACTTAGCACCAGTCTCGTCAGGAATATCAAAGTCGATAACAATATGGTTCTCTGGAACTTTAACATAGTGGACCTTTGACGTATCAATATCAGATAATTTAGTCGTGACTTTATTCCACTTTTGCATGGGAACTTCATCTTCTGTAGCATACTGAGCAAAGCAATCACAACATTCCTTATCAAATATAGACCCCTGTTCCTCAAACAGAATAGAATATGGAGCAGTTTTTTCTTCTTTTGGGCTCATCTCTTTGTATGAGAATTTGTCGTCTTTAAACCCGTAAAAATAACTTCTTATCCTGTTACCATCTTCGTCAGTAAAGCGTTCTCTATACTCGTGAAAATAGTTTTTCATCTCTTCCTTGAATACTCGTTGACTAAACGGATATAAAACTTTGGCATCGTCACAATACGTCTTGTACATCTCCCAAGCAGCTTTAAGACTTACTCCGTTATGCTCTTTAAATATAAAGAAGGAGTCCTCTATAAAGTTGTAGAAGTCATTCGAAGCTCCTAGCATAGCCGTAGGAATATAGTTGTCATATGCATCTTTGTTGTCCAAATATACATGCAGACAATGATCGGCAATAGCCCCAAGCTCAAAATCTATTCTTTTAACAAGAGTGTTGTACTCACGCGTTGGTAACTTATTACCGGATGGAGAAATATCAATAAGTCTTCGAATCAGACCAGATTTAGCATCTGTGATCTTAACAGGCTTGTTTGTACCCATAAACAAGAAACAATTAAATCTATTAGAATATGTAGACTTGAACTTCTCATTAACTGTCATAAGTTCGTGAGATACCAAACTATTTAATCGGGTATTATCTTCTATTCTGGATAAGTCACCATCATGCTGTATCGCTACAAGTGGATTACTTTTAAACGCTTCTAGTGCAAAAGAATTATTAGATGAACCAAGACTCTTAGCGTCAAATGCTGAATAATACCCCTCAAACAACTTTTGAATAATATTCAGTATTGTTGACTTACCAGTTCCAGCCTCACCATACAGAACCGCAAATTTCTGAAGCTTCTTCGAGTCTCCAGATATGATTGCACCAATAGACCACTCAATCTTACGTCGTTCTTCTTCAGAATATAACGTCGAGATGATCTTATCGTATGATGGGCATTCACCAGGCTCTAATGGATACGGTAACTTTTTGGAAGCGAAGTCCTTCTTTGAGGTTTCGTAGTTGGAAAATATAATTTTTTCATCCAACATATGAAAAGAGTCCGGAAGTTGCTTTTGGCAATACTTGTGCCATTTGTCAATCATTCCAGACTCAGCGTCCCACATATGAAGAACTCTAATGGTTCCATCAAATTTACTTTTGTTCTCTTCAGCAAAAATATCCAATTCATGATCAATCAACCGAAGAGCATCAATCTCATCTGTAGACCAGAGTTTTTTCTCATCAATCCATACTGCGTAAAAGTCCCCACCTCGAATCATCAAATCAGAGCTTTTTTCGACAATAAACTTTGGATAGATTTCTATTACACCGCGTTTTGATGGGCGCGTGGAAATTCTAAAAAAGTCTAACATCTTAACTACCTCCGATTTAATTCGAGCTCCTCTATTCTTTTATTGAGTTTTTGATTCTCATACGCTAAAAATATAATTCCAGCGATAAGCAATGCGTTTGTTCGCTTTTGCTGTTTCATCAACATACAAAGAAAGTTCTCCATTTTCTTCTCCTTTCTAATAAAATTCAGATAAATACCAATTTACTTGATACCAAATTTCAACAGTACGTAGATCTCGATCACAATTTGGGATTCTAATTAACCCACCGGTGCCATCCGGTTCATACTCACGATGTAAGAAAATATCAATAATCTTAGAAACCTTCTGAAGATTGAACCTTGAGTCTTGAGCTTTATCGAGTCCTAAATTATGGATCATTTCCCAAAACCATTTACCAGTTCGATCTCCGCAATCCCAATCAGACATTAAATTTTCTTCTATTCGATTGCTTAAAGCAGCCATCATCTCAAGCATGCTGCATTTACGATCATTGAGGTACTCGCTGATTACATCCTGTGGAATATCATTACAATACCCATATCGATAACGGAGATCACAACCATCAATTGCCCTATTCTCATCACGTTCAAGAACATAGATGAAGTCAGTATCAAACAAATATCTTAGCAACTTCTTATAGGGTATACTTTTCGATCGATCACAAACAAGACTACATATCCACTTAAAATAGTCTTCTCGCATATCGATCCTATTCATCCGTTAACCTCGCGCTATTGAGATATGGCTTTTCGGCTAATACATCGTCGTAAGAATCAAGTGTGATGATAATTTCATAATCGACCTTGAGAATATCATTCCTTGTGTAGATAACATCGAGGGAATCTTCTCTGTCCAGTCCTTCTACAGGAATAATATGACTAGGATCGTCAACCATTTCGTCATTATCATCAGTCAAGATTCCGTCTTCAACATAATACTTAACAGTTACACACTCATAGTCATCAAGTTCTCCGAAAAGCTCAGGACTGATAATATATGGCTCATCTTCTTTGGTTGTGGATTCTTCGGGTTTCCTATAATTCGTATACCCCTCTTTACTAACGACTTTAGCATAATCCATAATATCTGGCTTGTCGGTAGCTACTTTCGCTTTGATCTCTGTTTCTTTCTCTTCGACAAATATCTTTCTCTCCTTGGCAAACTCCTCTTTTACAGACTCGATCTCTCTATCGGCCAATTCGCTGTATCTCTTTTTAAGAAGTCGCCAAGATACAACAGATCCGGCAGCCGCGCCAACCACCAAACCTACCAGAAAATATAACTTGGTCATTGTGTTACCTCCTTTATGGATTTTTCATATCAACTTTCTTATCAGCATAGTCCTTACCATGCTCAAACATAGTAACCGCGTAAAATATACCTCTCAAGATCCCTGCTTCGAAGTATTTGTTAGGGTTACTATACTCGTCTATAACATTCTTGAGCTGATTAATGTACTCAGCTCGTTCCTGATCTAACATAAATATCCTCCTACCAATTAGTGTAAACGTCGATAGTGCCATGACTACAACCACAGTCATATACCTTACCTGGACCGACTGAAGTCATCACTATGGAGTAAAATGGTAAGTCGCTCGATGCCACGCAGATATAGCCATCCTTGTCTCGGATAGTGCCGTCATTGGCTATATGTTTCCCTGGAATATCAACAGCGGTAGCTTTTCCACAGCTCTCATTTGTGCTGTACCATGTCTCGCGATGTCCAAACACGTGAATAGACCCATTAGACCGAGTAAGATGGTTCTCCATAATATGATACGTCTTGTCATACTGCAGCTGTACCCAACCATAGCCGTCAATATCGACTTCCCCAGTTGAAGCCTCAGTAGTCTCTGTTGTTTTAACTTCTAAAGAAATATAACTATCTTCACTAGTCTTCCCAGACAACTCAAGTTCGACTTCTGCAGTCTCCCCCCGGGTTTTTTTCTCGGTTGTAGGCGCCTCTGTTTTCTGTTCGGTAGTGATTACCTCTGTTGAAATATCTTCCGTAGTTGCTACCTCTTGCTTACCACATCCAGTAAGCAATATCAGAGACGCCAGAATCAAATATCTTTTCACACATACCTCCTTAGATGAGATCTATGATCGGTCCATCCACATTCGGATCAATGATAACGTTCGGTTCGTACCCATTCACAAATCTACCGCTGGCTGCTGACTTATCGTTAAATATGTTGAAGCTAACGTAATTGTCCCGTGTAGGATCTTCGGGTTTGTAAATCCATCCTACGATCTGTCCAGCCTTGGTCTTCTTAACACCAAGAGCTTCATAAACATCATTCAGGAACAGATAGCCGTCATGCCTAAGTTTAGCCGTAAATATCTTTTCCAGACGTATAAGGAATTCCTTACTGTCTTCAGGATCCTCGGACCAACCATTGCATCCATCCTGGTAGATGATCGCATAAGCAGAATATCTTAACGGTCCATTAATAACCTCTTTCTTTGTGGTTACCGTCTTTGTCTTGCCATCTTCATCCTTAACCTTGCTCTTTTCTTCGACAATATCTGTGCCAAATTTGAACTGGCGATCAACGTCACTTCCGAATTTCTCCACAACTCTCTTTCTATACTCCTTGAAGCTCTGATCAATCGCTGTATATGCCGCAATAAGCGCGCCATTCCTCTTACGAAGGATCTTATGACCCCAGATTATGCTACCTACCGAAACTATAGCTATTCCAACCGGTACAGAATATAACTTTACGTAATCGAGAACTGTCTTGACTTTAACGATCCTACGATCGTTAGCAGCGTCCTCTGCTGTATACTCAACATTCTCATCTGCGAGACCATTCTTTTCCATTTCGTCGATCTGATCGAGAATATCTTTCTTCTTCTCTTTGATCTCTGTAATCTTGAGTGTCTTCTTGCAGGCAATTACACCCGCTGCCACAAGACCAACACAACCAAGCCCAGCAAATATCTCCGGGCTGTACTTAATCGATGAGTTTTTAATAACTCTGAATAATCCACTAATCTTCATTAGTCATCTTCTCCTTTTCTTCAATATGCTTAATCAAGTGATTCAAATACCACTGTGCTTTCTTCAAATCCTGAAGACCGTTCTTTGTGTTCCACCGGCAAATATACTTGATGATGTTTCCAGTATCAGTTGCCTCAATACCCTTGAGATCAAATGTAAAAGCCTCAATAACGTCTATGACTTCCATTCCAGTCTCCGAAATATAATGAGGTGGGTGGTTTACCATATCAGGTTTATCGAGTTCTACACATATCCGGTCTTCCTCTTCGAGTAGTATCGGATCAGGAAGAACGAGAGAAAAATGTCCTAACCCATCCTCTTCTATTCTTACTGAAGAAATATCCTTCCATCCATACTTTGTGGAATTGTGCATCGTAGATGTAACCCCTGCCAAATCACAAATATCTGCAACAGTTACCTCTCCAAATTTTCCAATGCATTGCTTCATAGATTCGAGCACTTGTGTGGCTTGCTCATATCTATCAAGGACGATCTCGTTAAGCGATAAGTTCATAAATATCCTCCTAATCTATCGGCATTGCCTTAGGCAACCGAATCTTGTATTCTCTTCCATACGGTACAACTCTTGCCGTTCGGAGATCTGTCCAACCGTATCTATTTGTCGTGTAGCTCATGTCGTCAATTTCAGACATGTCATAAAAATCCGCTACACTAACCACACGATATCTTTCAATATGTTCATGCATACCTTCCAGAACACGTTCTGCTTTACCGCGTGTTTCAAATATAACGTCGTCGTAATCCATCACCCCTGCAGGAAGAGGCTTGGTAGTCTCTCTCGGGAAGTCGTCCCGGTTGTCGTAGTAGTTGCGATAGGATATGCGTGACATACGATCAGGTCTCCTATCGTTGTTTCCCCCATTAGGAAATAAGAAAGTGTGGAAACTGTCATCCAACATCTTCTTAAGTTGCGGAACCACAACGTTCGTAAAGATCGACTTAGAACTAGGATCATAGTCTCCAAATATCTTTCCAAAGAACCTTTTAACCGGTCCCTTCTTAGCTAATCTCGATCCTCCAGATATAACCGGTTCGACTTTTCGTTCTACCGGAACATCGGTTTTGGAAGCATTCGAGTTTGATTTGTAATCGTCAAGATTGATGTCTCCCATGCTAATCCTCCATTAATATCTTTCCCGGAAGCGTAATAACGGTACCTGGAAGTCGATTGTTTTTCTTCTTCCACTGGTATGTAAGATTGCTTCGCGCTTTCTTCTCAGATACAGCCATCGTTTCACCAGACCAGTTGTTCTGAACCACTCTTCCGAATTCACACACAGGGCCACTGTAAGAATATCTTTTCATCTCTTCTCCTTTCAAAAGAAAAAGAGAGAAGCCCATGTAGGGCCTCCCTCGTGATCAACTTCCAAATATCTTCAGTTTACTCTAGACTTCTTTAATGTCCTTTTCATCAACTACCTCAGCTTCGCCGTCGATAGGTTCCTCAACCGGCTTAAGTGCCTTCTTAGCCTGATGCTTGTCCCATAACTTCTTAATCCCCCAAGTTGCCACGCTTGCGAGAATACCAGTTACGAATCCTGCACCAAAACTGTTCTTTCCAGCACTTGCTACCGGAGCTGCTGTTGCAACCTCATCAACAACGTTCTCTGCTACATCTGTAGTCGCCTCTGTTACATTAGTAATCATGTCTTCCATTTCTTTATCCTCCTTTTCAATATTTGATGGAAGTTTGTTTCTCCATTACAGTGATTGTAAAATATGCGTTACCAGTAGATGTCATACTTACAAATATCTTCTTTTGTGGGCTCTTTGGGTGGATTCACAAAATCGACCAACACAGCATCTATTGACTCGTCCCAGTCGAAGTCCACCTCAACAAAATATCTGGACGTATCTGGCCCTTTAGCCCACCAACCTCGATCGTCACCTCTAGCAACGCGTTCCAAACCTAAGAAATCGTAATATGTGTTCAACGACGCCGATCCGGTTTGATTAATAACGCTGTTTACGCTGTTCACTACACTGCGAATAGTCTCCTTATCGGATCTAAAATATCTTCCTGTCTCAGCATCTATGAACAGTCTGTCCCCGCCATTAGCGTTTAGTATGGTGTGCTCGTCAACTGACGAATCCTTTATTCGCTCTCGATTAGCGCTTGACCGAATTTCTCTTTCCTTCTCCTCGCCAACAGCCTCTTTTGTCTTATTGATATAATTCAGAAGGGCTGACTCAGATGCCGAACAAGCTGCTGTAAGCATCGCATTCCTATGGTTCTGGATATGGTTCGAGGCAATGATCAAACCAGTCGATACCGCAAAGCTAATAGCCGATGGAATATAACATTTCCAAGTGGCTTTAACTGTTTCCTTCTTAGTTAAGTGTTCAGTATTAAGTTCCTTCTTCTTCTCGTCTAATAGACGAATAGCCTTAGGTGTCTGTGTAACTGCAAATATGACGCTTGCACCCATTCCCGCTATCGCTATTCCGATAAATATCTCAGGACTCTTTTTAACAACTGCTTTTGAAGCAACGTCAAAAATATGTTTGAGTTTCATTTCTTCTCCTTTCAAAAACAAAAGAGGAGCCTTTTCAGGCTTCCTCATTTTCATTTTTTTCTTCTTCGTTCTTGTCTTTGAGTTCCCGCTGTCTTTTTACTTCAGCTGTTACGGCCTTTCTCATCTTATAGTCTGATATGATTGCGCCAGCTGCACTGACCAAAACACCAGCTCCTAAGACGATCAAGTCTTTAACATTCTTAACCATATAGCGTTACCTCCTTTCCATTACAGCAATTGTAAAATATGCGATTAGTTGTCACAGTATTCCTCCAGGACGTCTGGAACATATGGTGTATCAATAATATAATACTTCGCACCATCGTCGAGCGTGTGCTTAATCGTATCAAAGTCAATGTATGGCATGCCAGTACAAATATCCCATCCGATAGCATCACAACCATCAATCCTATCGATTCCTAAGAAATCATAAAAATGATTTACCGATGGTGACCCGCCAAGCACATACATTCTGTTAACAGAAAGAAAAGCAGCCATAACTGAAGTAGGCTTTGATCTAAAATATCTTGGTGTTTTGCTAGGAGAAAGCATTTCACAGAACAGAACGGTATCCTCGTCCTCATCATCGAACCCTGATTCTATGTTTCCGCACATGTCATATCGTAAAATATCTTTCGGATTGACATCTTCTACAGATAGCTCATCTATGATTTTATCATGGGCATCCTGTCCATACAGCTCTCTAAGCTTTCCAGAATATCTTTTAAACCCTGTATTAAGCAATGTGTAAGCAGAAACTAGCGACGCTTGCTTCTTCTTATTAAGAATATTAGCGCCAACGATACAAGCGATCGTACCAACCCCAACAGCAACTGCAGGAATATAATCTTTCCATACGGTTTTAAACTTTTCAGCTTTTGTAATCGTGATCTCATCCGATCCGTCCTCCTTAAACTTTTTAGCCGCAAGATCATTGATCTTAAAACAAGCATTATATGAAGCTTTAGCTGTCAAAACGACAGTACCAAATATTCCTACAATAGCCAGTCCTGACAAGATTGTCGGAGATTTGTCTTTGATTAAGTCAAACAATTTCATCAATAAACCTCCTTACACAAAATATAATAGCGTGATAGCCACTGATAGTCTGACGCAACAACCGGCGGCTCCTCAAGATTCACGACATAATATATAATGCCCTGATTGTTCTCCATATCATTCCCGGGCATAAGACATCTCTTAGATTCTGAATTGTTTTTATCAAAATGATTAAACATAGCTCCACAAGCTCCTTTAAGATTATTCGCAACATGAACCAATTCAAAATCAAAACTTTTACCTTCAATAATGTCATGGTAAACCACCGCGTGAAGTCCAAGTGTATTACGACCTTTCATCTTTCTTCTCCTTTCAAAATATCTATAAACTCCATGATGAGTTTCATAGCGGAATACTCGACACAACCTTCTGTTTTGATAGAATTTCCGAACCAGTCTTTTTCACCAGAATCTGTACCACTACAAATAAGAAAGTCGTTGATATCAGGATCATCTCGAAGATCCTCAATGTGTATCGTAAAGGTGTCACCGTCATCCTCTTCAAGAGCAAACGTATAACCATATACCTCACCATTTTTAAAAGTATCAACGGAATAGCGATAACCCATATCTTCCAAACGCTTAATTATACTGTAGCATCTTCCAGGATATCTTCTCTTTTTAATCTGCTGCATGGCTTTATACACTTGTACATAGGTCTCGTCGAGATTATACTTATCAAAATATAAGTTCATCCAATCCATTTCCCCTTTGGTTGCACCTTTCGCTTTCATCAACGCAATTACAGGTCTTGATTCTTCGTTCATTTTCTTCTCCTTTCACAAAAAGAAAAAGGCCCTGTTACAGGCCTTTCTCCTAAAACTCACACCTTTTTACCAAAGAAACTCGTCAATTTCTGACCAACAGATCTAGTTATTCCTCCACCCCAAGCGTTGCCAGTCTCAAAGTTCAACACTTCGTTTAAGGATTCTCTATAAACCTGGTTGTTCAATCTCAAACATCCAATCGTCACTACAGCCGGAATAGTTATTTCAGCAATCTTAAGCCCCCATTCAACCCATCGACTCCACTTGCGTTCAATAATATCTTCAGTTTTAGCGTCTCTTTCGGCATCTATCTGTGCCATCTTAAGTCCGCTATTAACTTCCCGATCCTCTACCGCTCGTCTGTCTTCAAAATATACTCGAGCTAACTTTGCCGCATCTTCCGTTGCGCGAGAATGTTCCTCTGAACCTGGTTCCAAATCCTTCAAAGCCCCTAACTTTAGAGCTACGACTTCGCTTAGAATTTCTTCCACGGTCACCAAATCTTTCTCGTCATTTGTGTTTTCCATTGTTCTTCTCCTTTCTTTATGTAAAGAATATAGTTCCATTAAAGGAACTGTTAATTCTGCGTTTCATCTTCACCAGAAGCCCGAAGCTCTTTAACCTTCTCAACCAGCTTCTTACCACCAAAATATAACCCTACGCAGGCACCGACTGCACACCCTCCAAGCATGAAACTAATGCTGTTGCACTTGACAAAATATCTATGCTGGATCAAACCCCAGTCCTGATTAAGTTTGTCAGCAAGAGTGTCAGCTGCCTCTGCAGCCTTATCGTAAAAGCATACACTTGACTCTGGGATCTTGGTTATGTTTTTGCCAACCTTTGCTAAAATTTTCTCTGATACATCTGAAATCTTCATAAATATAATTCTCCTTTCTTTTTATTCGGAATACCCGCCCAAACGACAGCCGGTGCGATAACATTCAAATCGCTCGTCAAAAGATGGGCAATTAATTTTATTGGTCTCGGTCTCTATAATTGCAAAATCGACAAGATCAAGATGGTCCTTTTTTATATGTTCCTTACATTTTGTTATCGCTATTTCAGCTAATGAACGCGTATCAAAAATACCAATAAGGTGAACATACTCACCATAACCTAGCGAATCATCGTGCATTATTACTACATAGTTCATTTTTCTTATCCTTTCAAAAACAAAAGAAAGAGCCATTGCTGGCTCAATCTTTAAACATTATACAGTGTCAATATTTACTGTTACTTTCTTAATCATGTCTCCAAGATTGTAAACTTTGTCAATCGTAGTATGTTCGATAGCCTTCGAAAGAACCGTATCTTCTATGTTGATGGCTAGATCGGTAAATATGTCTTCATCTATGGCTTGAATCATGTCACTGCTAACTATATCTGTCCCAACGAGACTAGGATCGGTAAACACCTTTGTGATTTCATCAACCCTTGTCGCCGTATCGGTAAGATATAACGCTCGACCATATTTGATGCCCTTTTTAAAGATCACAATACCAACCACTGTGCCACCAACAATGATGATCGCTTTCTTGTGCTTCTTGCACCACTCTTTCGTCTTGCTCCAATACTTTTCAACTTTCTCTTTCATAGTATTCTCCTCCTTTGAAAAATATAATGTTTCCATTATAGAGTTTGTTTTTTCTGCGAAGGTAAATCAAGTGCACTCCGGGTATCATCCATGGTAACCAACCCACTTCTCATTAACGCAGCGTATTTCTTCACAAATTGTTCTTTTTCATAGTAATCGATTATTTCATTTGCTTTAATATAATCAAGATCTTTTAGCCAAAATCTTCTGTTATATACCTCGCCTTCAATTTTTGAAACCTTAGTCCAAGTAGTTCCGTGAATGTCGCCTTTTAAATTCACAGCTAACAAATCTTTACCTCTGAAATGAATATCTTTCGGCTTCCCATCAACCTCAATTACTTTAACTTCACCGTTAAGTGTATTATCACTTTTTCGACCATTAAAATAATAAACATACATAATTCATTCCTCCATAATTTCAAAAAACAATCTCATAATAATTATCTCTAAATATCTTCTTTACCACTAAATGATGTATGTGTTCTTTACTGTCAGTCCATCTAAATGCATATTTTTCATCCTTTTTTTCAACTCCTCTTTCCAAAGCCATTCGTGACTATCGTTTTTCATGATTGCTCCCGTGCTAGTTTTTTCAAACAAATGTAATGCGATTTGATATGCCTCCTCTGCACGATCATATACACCATGAAATATTGTAGTGGTAATAACTTGATCTCCGTTATAAATTTCAATAGTATCTATGACCATAAATGACTCATAAATTTCACACTTAGGATCAAATATTATCTCAGATGCTGGTTTCATTTAATTCACCTCATTTCAAATATCCACTCAAATCTACTTTCATTATCACGTACTCGCTTTGTTGTAATCGTTCCATACCGTCATGCTCTAGTTCCATAAATAAATATGGCGGACTATCCGGATCTGATGTATCCATCTTGATAGTACCAATAGACTTTTGATTGAGATTGTTGTCAATTCGCTTACTCGCCATCATTAATGCCAGAGTCATAGTCAACACCATTACAACAAATATGATTAGTATCCACCATCCAGTACTCATCGCTCTCCTCCTTTCCGAAAAAATAAAAAGAGAATGAAATGGGATTCGAACCCAAACCTCTAGATTTTTGTCTAGCATGCTACCACTTACACCAACCTTCTCCATAATAGAAATTGTAAAATATGCGAGAAAAAGAAAAATGGCTTGAACGACTGACGAAGTGTCCAAGCGGCGGTAGGATTTCCACCTACTACATTCGCATCACACCACTTCATTTTTCCATAATAGTGTTTGTAAAATATGCGAGAAAAAAGAGAAGGCCTTGCGGCCCGCTCTTAAAAGCAACTTCTCATTTCTTCAATAGACTTTCTGAAATCTGGATCGTCTAAAATCCGACTTAGCATTTTCCATTGAGTCTCGCTGCACATCATATGTATAATGTCATAGCCATCTTGAACTTTCATAGTATAATCTACTATTCCAACCTCCATAAAGGCTATCGCCACCATAAACAACGGTGTGTCAGATTTGACTTTAAGTATTCTCTTCTTATAAGTCAACGATTTATAATAATCCAGTGCTCTACTAATATCTACCATAAATAAGCACCTCCTTTCATATTAGGAGTTGAAATATATGCGAAAAGGAAAAGGCCTTGCGGCCTAGTCCCTATAATAATTTTGTTACTATCTTCGGTACTCCGATTAGTCTCAAAAGCTGCTCCCAGCCTTCTTCGGATAGATTACCTTCAAGATCAAGGTGTACATGTGTCTTACCATTATCATCTGTCGTAGCCTCAAGACCGAAATCCAGATTTGCTTCAACTCCTGTTTTCTTCTTAAGCTCGCGCTCGATGAATGGCTTTGTCACTTTGCTCCATTTGCCACCTTTTGCAATTTTCATACTATCCATAATTTCCTCCTTTCAATGAGTCCAATCTTTCCATTATATGAGCTGTAAAATATGCGACAAAAAAGAAAAGCCCTTGTTGGGCTAATCTTTTTAATAGACTGCCCATATCTAAATATGTCTACTCTTCGTCTTCGTCATCCTCAATTCCACCTATACACCATAGTATAAAATTTACTATCTTGTATAATGCGAATCCGGCTAAACAAAGAACTGCATAAACTGTCATTAAATATGCCATGCAATTCACCTCCTTTCATACTAGGAGCTGCAAAATATGCGAGAAAAAAAAGAGAAGGCCTTGTTAGACCTCTCTTTAAAAACTCAGTTAAGAACTCTCATACTATTGAGAATATCTCCTAACTTTTCACCATTAGTTTTCCTTAAGTTGATCTCCATCTGCTGCTTGCTTGTCAATGGCTTCTTAAGTCTCCAATAGAATCCGGTTGACCGATCGTAAATATACAGATCCTTGAGATCTCGCTCTTCCTTAAGCTTTGCGTGTCTGCTCGCAGATTTCACAATCTTCGTGACTCCACCGCCTACCGCTAAACCTAACGGAATAGCCTTCTCAGGATTACTGCAACACCAATCCAAACCTTTACTAAATTTTTGCCTAATTCGCTCATATCTTTCTCTCCTTTCAGCTTTCTTTTTCAACTTCTTAAGTTCCTTTTCTGATGGAAAAGTTTCAATTTGTCCCATAGTTAAAACCTCCTTATAAGTTTTCTTTTCATAAAGGAGACTGTAAAATATGCGACAAAAAAAGGAACCCTTGTTAGGATTCCTTATCGATTGTTTTTGTACCATAAACTAAACGCGTCACCATGTACAGTATCACCGTATTTACTTGTTTCCTTATTATTACCTTCGGAACCAAAATATGATACGATCATGATAAGTAACATTGCCATTTCTTCGTTTGTCATAGTATCACCTCCTTTTCATAAAGGAGACTGTAAAATATGCGTCAAAAGGAAAAGGCCTTGTTAGACCTCTTCCAAAATGTCAAGTAGTTCCCTTTTAAAATCAGGATCAACTTTCTCGCTAAAATCTTTTATAGCTTTTTCTGTTTTTTCCAATTCATAGTTTGTTTCTAAAATATCCATACATTCTTTAATAAAATCATCCATAGTTTTCTCCTTTCAAAAATACGTTTATTTATTCCATTAAAGAGTATGTAAAATATGCGACAAAAAGAAGAGCCCTTGTTAGAGCTCCGTCTTTATAACAGATATCCATTCAAATGTATCGTTAATAAATTTTGCTTCATCGTCATTAGTCCAAATCCAATACTGACTATTTTTTATATGTTCATAATTTATGTGTCTCAGTCTCATTTGTGTTTTAAACAAATCAATAACATTTACACCATAATTACCGCATACTCTGTTGTAATCATTATTTAGAATCGCTAAATATTTTTTCATAATTTTTCTCCTTTCAATTTTAATGGATTCTGTTCCATTAAAGGAGTTGTAAATTATGCGACAAAAAGAAGAGCCCATGTTAGAGCTCCTCCTTTTCAATCTCATCTCTTAAATACCGCCTCATTCTATGCTGAAAAGTTTAAAACCGTTAAGTTCTTCATTCCTAGTGTTAATGAATTCAATTTCTGAATCATCATATCTAACATACGATAGTTTATCCTTAACCCATAAATAAGCTAGTCTGATCATGTCAACTTCCAATAACATCTCTTCAGAACTCATCGTTTTAACATTGTCTATAGTTCTGTCATTAAAAGCATCCAAAATCTTAAAATATCTTTTATTAGTTTTGTCAAGTTCCTCTAACGCCTGTTTTTTGATAGATCTTTTCTTCATCATAAACATAGTTTTTCTCCTTTCAAAAATAAGTTTGTTTTCCATTAAAGGAGATGTAAAATATGCGAGAAAAGGAAAAGGGAGTCCACATATACCGAACGTACATTCGAGTGGCTCAAAGAAGAAATGTAAAAAATAAGATGAGATGTAAAAAGAACGCCATTAGAAGTGTATGAATAGTGTAGGATTGCAGGCCTTTTTAACACTATTTTACACTTCTAACGACGTTGAAAACCCAATATAAGAAAGGAGGCACCATTATGGTTTGAGGTAACTTAATTTTTGTATAAAATTAAGAACATGAGGTACGTTGCGGGTTTTCTTATAAATATGTAGGAATAATCAACGAGTGATCGGCAATTTACTACGTTGAATTCCCACTATTTACCTTATTGTACTGATAAGTACTTATCCCGAGAATCACTCCAAGGAAGGCATCAACTGCTGTTATGGTACCAACGATCTCTTCGGGATACGGGAGATCCCAATACTTTGCCAACGCAAAATATAATGCTCCCACAGCGGGAAGATAGATCTGGGCAACCTTCTTAAGAAAATCATACACTCTGTTGCTCATCGGTTAACACCTCCTCAACGGTTGTGTCTTCTTTGATCGGTTCCTCTTCTACAGACTTCTTTACAATCGGTTCTTCTTTGGTAGGCTCAGGAATATCTTCCTCAACTACAACCGCTTCTTCAGTCGGCTCTACGTCTTCGATCGGAACCCTGAGAACGAGATTCCTAGTAGGATTACGCTTCATAATCTTACGTTTCGTCGACTCTGTCTCGATCGTCGGATGGAATATGTTCCAGTTATTGGTGATGTACTCTACGCCAAGGTCACCAGTAGTGGATGAAATGTGATTGTATCCACTAAGAGACTTTATCGGTAGGTTGGTGGGGGTTACGGATGAGGTGGTGGGGGTGGGAAGTGTACATGCAAAATGCATCTCACCCATATCGGCTACCATATCTTCCACTGATGCATAAGCGTTTACTGTGTTTATACGGATTGCGCCGCTTGCGTTTACAAAGCATATACCATAATTTGTTGTAGGTTCATCAACGTCCCACGTTCTCAACTTATCGCATATACAAGGCACGTTTCCTGTTGATGCTAACTCTGCGATAAATTCTCTCGAATAGAATGAATGTTCATTGGTGCGTGACCATGAAGTGGGCGTATAGCATTTTACAGTGGTTTCGACTTCCCCATTCACCACATCCTCACTCCCTCTATATATAGCAGAGGGGTAGGTGGTGGTGTGGGTGGTGCCCTTGTATGGCTCGTAATCGGTGGCGGTTGAGCCTTTTTCAATCTGTAAATCAGTAGTGTCCCATTGAGATAAACTTGAACCACCAATTCTTACTAATATGTCACTATCATTTGCAAGTGTAAATGTATATGGGTAACTATTCACTTCTACATATGAGTAGTTATCCGTAACATTTGTGATAAAAAGAATTGATGAGCCACCACTACGGCTTAACGTATATATCCCCGCTTTCAATGATACTGGAACGCCTATCCTATATACGCCTCCACCTGTCACGTCATAACTATCAAGTTTTGAAATATCAACAAGATTCTTTCCTCTATCTACAATCTCCCCCTCCGTATATGCCGTTATGGGGCAGATGTTGGAGTAGGGGGCAAATGTGGGGTCGGATTCGGTGGAAAGACGGATCATGGGATAGATTGTCACATTATTTATGGTTGCCCCATTATTGACTTTGTAATAAATATAACTACCAAAGCCAGATTGTCCCGTTCTGTCAATGCTTCTTTGTTGGTCTATATCCCACACACCAAAACCATTTGAGCCCATGCCTAAACCGCTGACACTTTGAGATGCACCGGATGTAATATAATAAGCCGTGTCTGCATTATAGGCAATGTCTGCTATAATTAATTGTGTTTCAGCCGTTGCACCGCTTGTATTTATTGTTATTCCCACAACATTATTTCCACTGTCGGTAAGAATGGACATTGTTATACCGTTGTAAGTATATGTATTCCCAGACCATGTACCGATAGTGTTATGGGCTTTTATATTTTCTACCGTAACCTGAAGCAAGTTTTTGCCTGCTCCCCCTACCCACGGCTTATCATAACCATGCAAGTCCTGTGAGCCTGTGATTTGTGTCACGCACTTAATGAGTGGGGCTTCCGAAGCATTAGAAAACTCCAATGGATTCCCTTTAACCTCATCAATAATCGGCGGATAAAAGCGTTCATCTACACACAGCTTAATGTCCATTTCGTTAAACTTGTTCAAAATATCCCCAGTCTGCTGAACGTTCTTAGCATTGGGGTTCTCTCCTCCAAGATACTCATATATCTTTTTGAGCACCTCTACAGGAGATTGAGTTTTAGCAGTGTCTTTGTCGTCACCGCCAAGATTAGAATATAATCTTTTAAGTTCTTCAGAAGTAGTTCCCAAAGTATTCACTCCTCCTTACTTTGTATTAGTCTATGGATCCACCATTTACACTAAAGTTGGTAGTGATCGTGCTATGACTCCCTACAACTTCAGAAATATTCATGATACCGAAAGTAGATCCACCGCCTCTAGGCATGTTCTTAACCTCTAGCAGCAACCTCTCAATTTCACTCTGAGGAGTAATCTCATACGGAGTGTTATCGATAATTGAGCGTAATATAGCTTCATTCCTACTCTGAGGGGTCTTTTCATACGGTTCCCCATCGAGCATCGATGTGAGAATATCTGCCTCTCTTGACATGTTAGATCTCCTTTCTCACGCCTCGTCCCATTCAAACACAAGAGAGAAGTGATCACCGTAAACGAGAGTTATTGGTTCATCAAGAATATGACGTATAAACAGTGTCGGTCCTTCAATCGCATCCGGTGACATTGGACTGTGATATTGTTTACCAACTCCGATTTCTCTTATGGTAAGCCCATTCTCACTGTTACACATTCCTGAAGCTGTGATGATTGTCTTATAGCTATTATCATCGGATGAAGTGAGCACATTAACCTGATAGTCAGATATATTATTCGTCACGTCATTTTCGAGAGCATAATCTGTGTCAGTAGGAGCTGTATTACCAGTTCCAACGCGTAACGATAGCCGTGTTCTAAGCGAATAATCCTCTCCGTACTGGTAATAATTTCCACCTGCTGTCCCCCCACAGAGAACAACATCGCTTCCGTCAATTTTCTTGGCTCCGGTAACAAGTTCCGAATATCCCTCATTATTTCTGAAAGCCTTGGTTTCAACAGCGGTCCTGTAATTCCAATAGTTTTTAAGTATCATTATTTCACCCCCTATTCTTATGCTTCATCCCACTCGAATACAAGGGAGAAATTATCATTGTCTTCAACTACTATAGGTTCTTCAAGAATATGCCGTACAAAAAGCACAGTGTAAGGCATAGTGTCCGGAACTGTTGTTATGATCTTTTTACCAACTCCAATTTCTTTAATGGTGATGGTTGACCCAGAAGAGTTTCTTCCTGATGCTGAGATTATGGTTTTGTAACTTCCAGACTCAGAAGAGGTAACTACATTAACTTGATAGTTAGAAAAACTACCAGTTCGATTGCCCCGTAGGTTATAATCGCTAGGGACTGGCTCCTGATCACTAGTACCTACCATCAATGTGAGATTTGCTCTCAACGAAAAATTAAGACCATACTCCCATCCCACTCCTGCCGAGCCACCACATATTTCATTGGTAGATCCGCTCGTATCCAACGCTCCGGTTACGATGTTAAAATTTCCTTCGCCTACTTTGTAAAATGTGTTTTCAACAGCCTGCCGGTATTTCCAATAGTTATTAAGAATCATACGTCGGCCTCCTTTTTATTAAGTAACATCATGTTTATACACGCCTCTCCTTGTTAAATATCTTTCAAGATCGTTTTTAGCGTCTTTCAAACTTTCGACATCATTACCGTTTATAGCGTGTGACAATAAAGCTAATATCGATTGTTGTGTGATTATGTTACCTTCCTCCAGTTCTTTGAGTCGCTGGTTGTCATTGTCAAATAACTTTTTGAATCTCTCAACCTCCTTTTCTAAGGTTAAAATTCGTTCGTTTTGACTTTTTTCAGGAGCTTTTATCTTATGAATTACTTTGACTATAACCGTTATAGCCGCTGACACAGATACAATCGCCCCGCATATCCACAACACCAATTCAAAAACCTGATGAGGCGTAAATGTGATAGGTTGATCCATGATTGTCTCCTTATAGTTACTGCTCCGCCAATTCAAAAACCTGATGAGGCGTAAATGTGATAGGTTGATCCATGATTGTCTCCTTATAGTTACTGCTCCGCCCATTCAAAAGACAAAGAGAAGCCCTCACCGGACGCAACTGCCTTCGGTTCATCGAGCAAGTGACGGATGAACATGATTGTTTTCGGCTCATTGTACGTGTAATACATCTGTTTCGTTATTCCTATCTCTGCAATAGTAATGTCAGAAGATGCGACGTTTATTCCTGAAACAGTGACTACTGTTTTTACTCCTTCGCTCGAACCGGACGTGTTCACCGTACAATTAAAATCAGAAATACTTGACATTAGTGATGCATGAACATTTACATCGTTCGGCTGTGGTTCATCTGTGCTACTTCCTAATATCGCCGAAAGCCCCGACTTCAACGAATATGTTAAAGTAGCCTGTTGTGTGATATCCCAGCTGTAATTATTACCACCACTTCCGGTCCACATCGGAATAGTCTGACCCTCTAAGTTCTTCAAACCAATGTCGATATTTACGAAATCGTCTGGTCTTCCTTGTTGTTTGTAGTTGTGCGACTCAACATATGCTTTCATTATCCAATAGTTATTCAGAATCATCGTTTATGCCTCCGTTATTCTTCTGTAATCGTAGTTGTGATCGTACTTGAACTCTGAACACTTTCGGTTATCAAATATGGTCTAAATGTAGATCCACCGCCGCTACCGGCAGCACCATACTCGATTCCATGAAGTATGATAGT